CAATGAACCAATCAAAAATGCCCTTGATTGCTTTGACATCGCCAATGACCTGCTCGGCTGTCTTCTTAGCCCCTTCCAACTCCATACGCCCTTCATGTAGGAGAGCACACCCCTGCTTGATAAAGCCAACGGCGGTTTGGGCCGCCATGAGAAGAGTGAAAGGGTCCACATTTTTATCTTAGTTCCGACCAGAGAGAAAACGGACCCGCGTTGAGTGAATACGTAGTTCCGTTGGGAACAATAACAGTACCCGTAGTCTTATACCCAAAAGCCGCAGCGCTAACGCCACCAACCGTTATGACTGAATTACTATTGTCATCGCCTATACCAATAACGACCATGATTGGTTTGCCGGTGCTGTTTGTGTATGTTGTTCCGGCAGAACGTGAACCAGCGACGTTTTGCCAAGTTTGCCCCCAGCCAATATCCATACTCTGAACATACGCAGTAGTGGCTATTTTGGTGCTATTGTCCCCATTAGATTGAGTGGTAGATGTCGTTGCGTTGGTTGCGTTTGTAACCGTTGATGACCCGATTGCTGTAGCAATTTGACTGCCTGTCGCCACTGTAAACGCGCTTGTACCATTGCCATAAGCAACACCAGTAAGCGTTGCAACACCACTACCACCATTCGCAACGGGGAGCGTTCCTGTCACACCAGTAGTTAAAGGTAAACCCGTAGCATTAGTTAATGTTCCAGATGTGGGAGTACCAAGTATTGGCGTAACAAGTGTTGGACTTGTGTTTAATACAACTGACCCAGTGCCCGTAGATGTTGTTACCCCTGTACCGCCGTTAGCAACGGGGATTGTGGAAGTTGTATCGAGGTAAGTTGTAGCGTTTACAACATCTGTACCGTTATAGACCAAAATGTACTTAGCGCCGTTTGGCACAGAGATTCCTGTACCACCGCTAACTTTTACAGTAACTTGACCTGATGCCGTGTGGTTGTAAATAAAGTACAACTTTTTGTTGGCGGGGACTATTAAGTTAGTACTTGCTCCGCCTGTACCAGTCAACTCAATAAACATATTACGGGCAATAGCGGATGCGCCCTGTGTCATGGTTAGGGTAGTATCGGTGCCCGTGGCTACGGCTTGAGTTGTATAGCCAGAAATAGCCTGCTCAAGCAAAGTGCCTAAGTTGGTGTTGGTTGTTGCACCCCAATTACCTGCTTGTTCGCCAGTGCCAATCAGTTCAAGGGCTAGGTTGGTTGAGTACGTACTTGACATGGGTTACCTCATTGTTGGTTGTTTATGACCGTCCAGCCTGCGGATTCCGTTGTGCTTACGACCGTCCAGCCTGCCGATTCCGTGTTGTTTATAACTGCCCAGTTTGCTATCTGGTCGTCAATGATTTTGATCCAGCCCGACACGGCTGTATTGTCTGCCATATTGATGTTCTCAGCAACGGATGCTTTAAATTGCGCTTGCACCGCGATGAGGTCTGCAAGACTGAGGCTTTCAACGATAGAAAAAAAGTAACTAAAAATAACAAAATCAGCCATTGTGATTGGCTCTGTAATGTTATCCAGCGCGGCAAAGTAGACGGCTTGGCTGTCGGCTATGGTTATGGGTTCGGTGCGGCTGACAGAGAATTGCCCCGTGATGGTTGGCGCATCTGCTGGGTTGAGGTTCTCGGTTCGGGACATCAAGAAAGTTGATGCCTGTGTGCTGGAGTCTGCCAGCGAGATAGCCTCTGTAATGCTGCCAAAGAAGTTACCGCCCGTGTCGTTGGGTACTTGGGTGACTGTGATTGGCTCAGTGATGGACTGTAGGAACGCCGATGCTTGGGTGCTGGAGTCGGCAGATGTAATGGCTTCAGAGATGGATAGGGCGTAAGCCGTCCCGCCAAGACCGGCAAAGGTAGATTGGGCAAAGGCGGCGTATCCGAACATTATTCGTCCGCAGGGGTAGGCGTATTTCCCGCCTCAAGCCATGCTAAATATTGCTGGTAATCGGTGTTAGCGGGGTCAAATGGGATGCAAATAATACTTCCGTCATCTGTAATTTTGTTAACAGAAGATGGTTGTTTTGATAATGGATTTAAGTTTATTTTATACATCACAACTCCGCACTAAAACCAAAATAGGCCGTGTTATTTGCATTAGCCAAAGGTTGATAGAATGCCCCGCTTGTAAAACTTGCCGCTTTTAAGAAGCTTAAATTAACCGAAGATGAATTACCAGAATTTATGGCAACGCTTGTCAACCCATTTACAAAACTTCCGTTATAGCAACTGAAAGCGCTTGCCGCAGAAGCATATAGGGTTGGAACTGTACGCATTGTTATAGGTAATACAAAAGCAACATTACAACTTCCTGTATTGTCCGCCATGCCACCATTTGTAAATCTACAATATACGTCACTCCAATCTGCGGCTTTATATATAAGGAAATACCTCTGACATAACTGCAACTCAGTACCATAAGGGCGGTAATCAAAACTCGTTGCTGTTGAGCCTTTTTCTAGTTGAACGCCTGTGATGTAGAAGGTTGCCCCGTTTGTGCCGACTACACTTGTTGCGCCTGTGGCTGAATAGTAAGTTGAACCAGACCATGAGCCAGCGGTTCCACTATATGTTGAGCCAGCGCCTAAGCTAAAACGTACAGCCATGCCAACGCCGTTAGTGCCGCCAACCCAAGTTCCTGCTGTTGGTCCAGTAACTGTGACCGTTTTCTGTTCCCAAGTGTTTGCGGCGTTAATAGTGAAACTAAAGGGATAAGTGTAGTTTTCAGCCGAGTTCTGAAGAACGCCTCCAAACGTACCCGTCAATGAACTTCTCACCCAAAAAGAAAGGGTAACTGACGATGCCCCTGCTGTACCCCAGCCAAGGTCAGATGTATTGAAACCTTCAATAAGCTGGCTAATGAAAAAGAAATCACCCGCCAATACAGAGTAAGCCGAACTTGAAGTTACTCCAAGGTAGTTGGAGTAACCAGTCGGAGGTGTAACAGAGCCAGCATTTTGTTGGACTGTGTATTTGGAGGTTTGCGTAAATGTTGTCTTCCAACGGTCAAGCGAATAACCACCGTTTGTAAGAGTTGCACTAGCCCCCGCATTACGCTGGTCTATCACCATCGCACCATTGATGATTCTTGACTTGAAGCCATAGAACTGCCCATTGGTAGGGCTTAATAAACCACCGTCAACCTGCGTCAATGCCATGATTCTTCCTTACGTTTTTTATGCCAAGCAGTAACTGCTTCACTGATTTTTTTCTTGTCTTCTTCTGTATAAATCCGTCTAGCCCTAGACTGACGCATTTTTGCTTTTGTTTCTTCTGATGCTTTTTTGCCAGCATTAGGATGAACACAGAACGATGCGGCTTTTGCTTTTTGGCTTGCCGACATTTTCGCTCTTGTTTCCTCACTTGGGAATACCCCCAAAGCATACTTGTTGCCCTTCATAATTTCAGACAACTTGCGCTTTCCCGCTTCTGGGTATTTTTTGCCTTTCATGCCAGACTTACTACCAAGGGGTCTGTTTAACTTCTTGCCTTTTCTTGCTAGGCTAGTTTGTTTTCTGCGCTCTTCTGTCCATGTAGAGCCTTCTGTGCCACCCATATCGATGTTGTAGCCATTAGGGACTATGGTGTCCATTACCTTAATCCAAAACCGCTCTATGCAATTCAAGGTGTTTCTGTTGTCTATCCCTCGGCAAATTGGCTCGTAAGTAAAACTGTCAAACCCATGCTTGGCATATGCACTACGCATAATTCTTCCATGCCCTCTTTGTAGATGAGGGTTTATGGTCTGTCCGACATATTGTTTGCCGTTCAGTTTATTTGTGACCAAATAGATTTGGGCGTTCATGGCTGGGTTTGTTGTGCTACCTGTGCCTGATAAGCCGCTACAACCTCTTCCGTCCATGCGGCATTACATATTGCCACTACATTGGCTGGCTGACCTGTTAAGTCTTGACGGGGTGTCAGGCTTGAACGATGGTATGTCTGTGCTATCTGCTCACCATCTTTTAGGATGCGTGTTGCCTCACGATACAGCACTATGCCGTTTTCGGTGACTGTAATTTGGTCGATGACTTTGGTTTCTGTGAGTGCCATGTTTGTTCCTTTATTAAACTCTGTATGTGACTTGAACGGTGTAATTTCCATTTACTAAACACGCACCACCCCAGTTAGCGGCTAGTCTAGAAGTAAAAGAGGTTGCACCAGTACCAGCATTGAACATAAATCCAGTCAAGCCAGTTGTATTAGTTTCTCCCCAAATTCCTAGCAATTCCCTTGCCGCAGTAAAAGGTAAGCCACTTACAACAAAATTAGAGCCAGTGCCTTTGTTGGTAACATTAAACCTGACATACACATAAACTGTGTTGCCTGTCTTTGTGTAGGTTGCAGAATCAATAGCATAAGTGGTTATAGACCCAGATTCTGCTGTTACTACCGCACTCCAAGTTCCCTCCTCATAATCATCCAATGTGTTTGCGTCAGATGATGCTACCTGTGTGGCTGGAAAGGCTATACCTGTACCTGAACCTACTACACCGCCTTGTAGGGTTACGTTGTTTCCGCTTGAGTTAACAAGACTTGCTAGATAGACAGCATTAGTCATTTAGTTGCTCCTCAGTTGGGCGTGGCAATGTTGGGTGTTCCCACTTGGCTATGTAATCGCCTTTGCCGTCAGAGTCGTTTTGTAAGCGTATGGTGTCCATGAAGTCTTTATCTTCAAGTTGTGGGTAAATTGCTTTAATTTTTTCGTACAACATCATGCCGCCCTTGTAAGTGCACCAGTAAACCATGAGCCACTTATGTTTGCTTGCACATTTAGTGCTCCACCTGTATTTTGATAGCAATATGTCTCAACATAATCTGTTGAACCATTGAAATACACCAATCTACTTACAACACCAGTTGAATCTAAAAGTCCAGATATTCCAACTGTTGGCCCTGTAATATATGCAGAACCATTTTTATAAACTGAAATAATAAAATTGCTAGCAGATGCAAAACATACAGAAGCAGAAATTTGATAGTAACCAGCAATCAAAGGTTGAAACCGATAATTCGTTGTGTTGTCGTAATAACTATTTGTATCAAATTCTTTTGTCTGGTACTGAACCTTTGTAAAGGTTACATTACTTATAGATTGTGTTGTTGACCTATAAGCACTAAACGCTGGCATATTGCCACTAACCATCATTGTTCCAGTTACCGCTGGCACAGTTATATTTCCCGCAGTGCTAGGGATGGTAGACAAGGCGGCTAGGTTAGACGAAGACACACTACCCGCAGTAGCAGGAATAGCATTCAACACCGAACTGACATAGAAGCTAATAGTGGTGATGGTGTCACCTACTGTTGCCGCGTTGGTTAAGACTACTGTCGTTCCTGTTGTGGCTGTGTAGTCTGATGTTGGTAGATAGACACCGTTTCTGTATACGTCCACATAGCCAACTGTGTATGAGGGGATGGTGAATGATGTCTGTCCTGCCGTAGCGGTTGTGTTTGTTACGGTTCTGTAGGCTGTAGTCGTTACTCCGCTGGCTGGGATGCCAAGGTATCTAACGCTGATGTTGCTTGTACCGCTTGGTGGAGCGGCTGAGAAGGTCAGGGTTGTGCCTGATACAGAGTAGGTACTTGGGTCTTGCAGTACGCCAGTAATGGCAACAATGATGGATGACGTATTCGCAGGTGCGACCGTCATAGTAAAAGCAGTCTGGCTACCTGTCCCTGAGAATGTATCTACAAGGAAGGCGGCAGTCGTCGGAGAATTTCCTATGTAACTCATGCTGTGTATGTCCCGCTTGATGTGAAGGTGTGGATGGTGTATCCACCGCTAGAAGTTACAGTGCCCCCTGTACCACGCTGTGAACCAGCGTAGCGAATAATTACAATGCCTGAGCCACCATTAGCCCCAGTGCCACTAGAACCGCCGCCATTGTAAGAATAGACGCTGCCACCGCCACCGCCACCGCCGGTATTTGCTGTTCCTGCTGTTGCAGTTAACGACGATGCTGGCTTACTTCCAACTCCACCACCACCACCACCCGCTCCCCCCGGGCCACCCGTATTAAAAGGTGTGCCGCCACCCCCACCATAAGAAGACCCGCCGCCACCGCCAGCGTACCAAGTCCCCGTTCCACTGATAGCGCTAAATACTCCGAGGCCACCTGCACCACCAATTTGGTTATAAAACGGAGAAGTAGAAATATATGAACCTGCACCGCCGGGGCCGCCTGCACCGCCGCCGCCTCCACCTGTATATCCGGCAAAGTTTGCTCCACCTCTAAATCCTTGGCCCGCAGTTCCAGTTCCGTAGCCACCGTCTTCTTCACCACCACCGCCAGAACCACCATTTAAACCTGTAGCAGAAGAACTGCCACCGCCACCGCCACCGCCACCTACGGCAGTTGTTAAACTCAATCCACTTACAGAAGAACTACCGCCGCTAGTTCCAGAAGCATTCGATGACCCAGTACCTCCAGCGCCAACAGTGACGGTATACGAAGTGCCAGATGTAACCGCAACGGGGTCATACATTAGTAAACCACCAGCACCGCCGCCGCCTTGACCGCCTTGACCTGTAGCCCCGCCACCAGCGCCTCCGCCAGCAACAATTAACATCTGAGTCCCGTAAGTAGACGAAGTTACAGAACTAAAATTATTGGCGGCTGCTGCGGGAGCAAGTCCGTTTGAGTTTATTTGGCTGATTGCCATATTAAGCCTCTGTTATTTCTTTCCACGCAGTAGTTGCTTCGTCCCACTGGTAGCGTTTGTCGTCTGTTGGCATCGGTGTCGGTGCGCCCCATAGACAAGTCTCTTCGTTCAATACCCAACTTGCGAAGGGCTTTGGTGGGATGAATGCGTCTTTTGTGCGGTCGTATGAATAGCCAATACCAGCGTAGTTCTTACGCAGTGGAGTACCGCCATTACTGTGCTGACCGCCGTGTGTGTTGTACGAAGTCTGAATCCACTCACCGGGACTTGAGTCCACAAATGTTT